ATATTCAGCTATCTGCTTCAGTAAGTCTTGTCTACGCTTCTCAGTAGCGCTATTCTGTGCACCCTCGACATCATCTGATATCAGTAAGCTTGCACGGTTACCTTGTAACTGAGAGGTAATACCCAAAGCCTTAACTGAAGGCTGTACGGATATACCACAACCGTTAACATCAAAGGCTACAACTGAACCACGTTGGTCAGGCCTAGGCTGTAGATGAGCTAGTATCTCCATTGTATCAATCAAACTACGGATGAAGATGGAGATGTTATCGGAGTGAGCCCCTGACTGGGATACGATAAGTATCTTCTCGTTAGGGTCGCGCAGTAAACGCCAGGCTACATAGGCTCCTGTAATCCAAGTCTTACCTATACCACGTAATGCTTCTAACTGTGAACGCTTATGTCCTTCCTGTAGATAGTCAGCAATCATATACTGCATACGAGTAGGACTAGGTAGTCGTAAGTGTTGCCAAGTATGCTTTAAGAAAACCTTAAAGTCTGTAATACTTGCTTGTATTTCCTGTTCGGTCATATTATCTCCTTTAATAAGATGTCTTTAGATAGCCACCACGCCCTTAACACCCTCTCAGGTATATGGATGGGCAGGGTAGCTGGTAAAGACCTCTCTATGATGCTCTAATGAGCTTGTAAGAGCATTTGCTCTACACTAAACCCAGAGGTATCCTTAGATTCCTGGGCAATACGTTTAATTGAATCAGTTAAGGTCATCATTGACTCAGACTCTACAATGTCAGCTGTGATATCATTATCCTTTAGGAACTTGATAGCATGGGCTAACATCTTAGGGTCTCCGATATTAGCTGCTAGTTGTTCAGCAACTGCACCATGGAGATTATTTAACTGGTCAAGTGAAGCTTTGGTTTTAGTTGTCATTCTACTTCCTTATTAAGTTCTTCTAGGATGCCTATAGTACGTAAGGCATCAGCCGCTGCTTGTCCTATGTTTACTTTTCCACCTAGTGCAGAAAACGCAGGGTCTCCACTCTGTAACTTTTTAAGGTCATAGATAGGAGCACCACCCATACTAAATGAGTAATCACTAAACATTTGTTGTCCAGTAATTAAACCAGAGGTTGTGTTAGCTATTGCGAATGCGCCGCCAGTTACAGAGTTGTACATGAAAGAATCCATCATCAACTTGTTAGTACCTTCATCACCTGAGTAATGCTGGTCTTCTTCATCCTTAACTGCATCCTTCATAGATAGGATAGCTGCCCACATTCCAATATTACCTGCCATAGCTAGTGCTTGTTTAGCATCAGCTTGTTGGATGCCACGTAGTAGTAGTCGCTCATAAGAATCTATAGGGAATCTCATAAACTTCATCATAATACGAGGGACAAACTGCCCAGCATCCATATTAGTCATAAACTTAGGTAAGGTAGCGCCATCTGGATGTAAGATAGTACGCTCAACAGTAGTCAGAACTGCTAGAGTAATATCTTCATCTAACTGTCCCCATGTCTTTCTATCAAGGTTACCAATAGTTCCATCCGGGGCTACCTTTAAGGTTGTACGGATTCGTTCTAAGTCCTTAGCATCAAAGCCCATATCATTAAGTCTAGCCATATCTGCTTTACTAATCTTACTAGCAACAGAGAGTCCAGCCATGAAGTCAACAGTTAATGAGGCAGTTGTCATACGGAGCATATCAGTAAGAGGTAATAACCCGCCAAAGATAGCTTCCTTATGTACTAGCCCATCCATAAACTCCTGAGTTTTATCTATATTAACCATATCAGCAGCATTGTCCTGACGAGCTACAGCTTTACCAAAGTAAGCGTTACCGTAAGAAATCATAAGTAATATAGAGTTCTTCTCGCTTGGCGTACCATTACGGTAAGCATCATAGACATCTTTAGGTCTACCTATTAGGTCTGAAATAGTCTTAGACCATCCAAACTCCTTAGCAATAGAGGATACCTCAGTAATAGTAGGAATCATAAAGCCCATAGTATGCATTACACTAGAGTAAGAACTGATAGCCTTAACAGCTCTAGTAAAAGGGTCAAATGGATTAGATGACATCTCTCTAGTGCCTTTAATAGTCTCAACAAGTACTCTGAGGTTATCTACTTCATCCGCAGTTGCACCCTTAAGGTTATTAATTAAGTCTCCCATCTGCTGGTCAGTATCAACACCTATCTTTTCTTTAAGTGCTATACGACCATGAGTCTGCAAAGCATACATGTGGGAAATATCAGCAAGGTTATCTTCTAGTAACTCACTTAAATCATCATCAAATGCGTCAATGCTTCGTTGCTTAAGTGAGGTAGTAGTAGACTGTACAGGAACACCTAGTTCAGCAGTTACCTGACGTACTCTCATCGTATGGTCAAGAGTACCTTCCATAGCAGTCCTAGCCTTAGCTTCAAACTCAAGTCGAGTAGTAGGGGTAAGCTCTGAGCTCGTTGCAATAGCAAAATCTTCTTGCATCTTAACTAACTTATTGATAGCTACTTCAACACCTCCCATCTTAATTATCTTATCTCTACTATATACACGGTTGATGTAGGCCTTACCAATAGAGCCTACAAAAGAGGGCATCTCAAGAGTCTTACCTTTAGCATGCACATACTCATAGTAATCTAAGAAGTCATCAGAAGCCTTAGTTATCCACTCATTATCTGAGAAGACTTGTCGTTCTACTGATGATGCTCTCTCAAATACAATAGCTTCTCTATCCTTACCTACTACTGTAGGTGGTATATTAGTAGACATATCACGTTGCATCTGACCAGTTACCTTATGGGCATTATTGGATACTTCTAATTCAAAAGCAGTCATATTCCCCTTGTAACCTGCCTGTTTAGCCTCACGATATGAGTTTACTATACCATTAATCATACGGTCACGTCTAATATCCATCAGCTTACGGACATTCAAAGCATTATACGTTCTAGCTACACCTTGTGAAAGTGTGCCAGTAGCAAGGAGAGTAGCTAAACCAGAAACTTCATCATTCTTACTATTTAGTAGTTTAGATACAGGAGAAATAAGTATCTTCTGTAATGCTGGGTGTACCCTCTTCCAAACAACTGACTTTCTGAAGTCTGGTATCTTACCTATCTCATCTAGCTCATCACTTAGCTTCTGTATAAAGTTACGCTTCTCAGTTGCTACACCATACACCGCCTTAGTCTTAAAGTCACCAGCTTCCATCTTAGCAATATCAGCTTCAAGTAATCCTTTCTTAGATGCTAGAGCACGTAAACCGTCATTAGAGAGGTCTACTCCATAAGCCACTAGTTTCTCTTCAAGAGAAGCAGTCTCAGGGCTACGTAATACCTCCTCATTCTTAACACGGAGCTTTGCTTCTTCCTTATCAGCTTTTGCACTAGACCTATCTCCCTTAGCAGCCTTTACAGTAGCTAACCTCTTATTGAGAGTAGCGGTCATATCTTTTAATTGCTTAACTAAAGGTTTATTCTGTTCCTTAAGTATATTGATACGACTTACTGGGTCACTATCTACTTTACTGATACTAGCTTGTAAGTCTTTTATCTTAGCTGTGTTAGTAGCAAGTGCTTTTCTAATCTTAGCTAGTTCTGCACCTGCCTTAGCTAACGAGGCTACAGACTTTGTATCTGACTTCTCTTTAAGCTGATAGATTTCCTTACGTAGTTTAACAATACTAGCTTCTAGCTTAGGAGCATCTTTCTGTAATATCTTCTGAGACTCAATGTCCTTAACTACTTTACGTGATGAACTTTGTAACTCTTTAATAGCCTTAACATTAGCAGCGACAGTATCGGTAACTGGTTGTAGTTTATCTCTAGCAGTCTTAACACCTTTACTAGCTGCCTCAACAGCACGTTGCTTCAGATTATAAATATCTAGCTTTTCTTGTTTAGCCTTAGCAGCCTTAGCAGTAGCAGCTTCCTTGTCAGTCTTAAAGAGAGTCTTAAACTCTCCTTCAGTACCTTTTAGCTCTTCTTTGATTTGTTTAACTTCGTCTGTAAAGTTATTAATATTCTGAAGTTCAACATCAGCAGTAGCTCGCTTCTCAATATTAACTTCTGTATCACTCAATATTCTACCATCAAAGTCCTTAGAAGTAGTCAAGGTTTCCTGCATAGGAGCTTTAGACATAAACGGCCCAAGAATACCACCGATAGCTAAGCCTACTACAGCACTCTCAATCAACGAGTCATCTTTATAGATACCAGTTGTAACCTCGTAGGTCATCATTGAACCAGCAGAGACTGCTGCGCCTGTGAGAGCATGCCCTGCTATCTTCCCTGCTCTTGATGATAGGTTCATTACCTTCTTAGCTTTTATAGCCCCTGCAAGAATAGGGGATAAAGCTAAAGCATCTAGAGGGTCAGCAAGTACAAGAGGGATACCAGCAGCAATCATACCAGCTGTTGAGAAGTTCTCTTGTACCTGACGCTCTTTAGTTTCCTGGTCAACCAGCCAAGCCACTCTGGACTCAGCATCTTGCCAAGAGGTTAGGTGACTTATCTTAGCTTCATGCATAACAGTAGGGGAAAGACCACGACCTTCCAAGGAAGCATCAAAGGTTTCATAGTTAAAGGGTTTCCCCTCGAACTGTGATACGTCATGTTCTTGTTTATATATATCCCACTTCTTTATACTTGCATAAGTCGAGTTAAGTGTTTGAGCGAGTGCTGCTGTATCTGACTGTCCAAACTCCTCCTCTGGGACTGGATTAACTGACCCAGCCTCCATTGTTTTCATATCGTAATTACTGTATTCGTTTAGTGGCATATATATCCTTTATGTTATGTCTCTATTCAGCTTGGTATCTACGTAGTGCATAAGATACAGCTTCCATTCGTCTCTTAATACCATCACTTGTTTCAGGGTCTAGGTAATTCTTATTATCTAAGAATTCATCAGCAGCAGCAGCGTATGCTCCTCTATTGATAAGGCCTCTAGTATCAGTAGAGAATCCTAAGTCTCCTCGGTAAGTAGCTTGTACTAATTCAGCTTGTAAGTAAGGAGGTAATAGGTCGTAGTCAGGAATGAACGCCTTAGTCTTTTCTACATGGTTCTGTAGAGATTCCTTAAAGGTAGTGTTAGTCCATACACCTGTTTGCCCTACACCTGCTGTTAAGTTTCCTTCTGAATCCTCATAGAATCCATCAACGAAGCCTTCTAGTTCTACTACTCTTTTACCAATAGCGTCTAGTGAGCCTTCTCGTTTTTCTACTTCTGCTATAGCTTTAGCACCGTAGTGAACATACTTTGATGTACGTAGATGCTTATTAGCAATAGGATGAGATTTACTTCCTGCCTCATTAGGGTACTTACTTGTGAAGTTACCTCCACCGCTTGTACTATTACGAGTATCTGTTACAGTTTGCGGTGATAATATCTGTTGAGTAGAGGGGGTGTTAGTTGTAGTAGGTATTGCTTGTACACTAGGTTTTGTATCCATTTTATCTCCTTTATTACTTTCAGTTAATAATCTAAGTGCTTCTGGCATTAACGAACCAATGCCTTCACTAAGGCTTTCCTCTCCCCCCAGAATAAAGATATCACGTGCTTCTTTAAGACTAGTTATCATCTTATCTAAAGCTTGCTTGTCCTCATCAGTTGAGCTGAAGAATTCCTTAAGGAAGGTTCCAGATTTTTTTAATTCAATATCTAACTCAGTCTTTAGTAACTCAGATGGGTCACCATTACCAGTAACAATATTAAATAGTAGTTTATTTTGACGCTCGAAAGCATCTCCGTATAACTTAGATACATCCTTAGCAGTATTAGTCATCACATCTTTCATAAATACTGCTGGTGAGCCTAACTTACCTAATCCAGTAGCAGTCCGTCCAAATTCATCAGATAGTCTACCAAGGCCATTACTAATTGATGCAGATACCTTACTAACTAGTGCGTTTATCCCTGAGCTTCTATTAGAATCTTCGTCCTGCCCTAAAGCATTCATATCCTTACCTAGTAGAGCCAGTTGCTCTTTAGGCATTACTATTTGCTCTATAGTTCCTTCAGCATTTGATAGGAACATACTACCATTACGAATATCAACCTTAACCTCTGTGCCATCATATGCCCTAGCAACTTTAGCATCTAGTGCTT